TATATCTGTGGTCTCCAGAGTATTGAAACAAACAAAAACCTGTTACTTGGCAGTATAATGCACCTTCTACTGCAACATTTCCACTCTGGTGACAGTAGGTTTATTGATAAAGAAAAATCAGTTACGCTTAACTATGAAAAGTTCTACTCCGAAGAAATGACAGAAATTATCAAGTGCTTTGCAATACTTGATGTCTATAAAACGCTATATAAGCCTGATACTGGTCAATGTGAGGTAGAGTTCAGAAAGGACAATGATAGATATTTCCTGAGAGGATTTATTGACATGATAGAAGACAGTAAGATTTATGACTTCAAATACACCTCAAGGCCTGATTCATACACCCTATTTACAACAGAACTTCAGGCTGGTATATATCTGCTTCTTACAGAAAAAGACAGTATTACCTTCAGAATCATAACAAAACCTTCCTTAAAACAAAAAGATGATGAGACTGATGAGGAATACTATACAAGACTTGCAGAAGACATTAAAAGAAGACCTGCCTATTATTTCAATGACATAACATTTTACAGTTCAGAATACGACTTCCAGCAGATAGAAGACTACCTTGAGGTTGTTACATCTGAAATCAAAAGGCTTGCAGAGCTTGACTTTGAGCACTACTACCAGAACAGGTCAGCCTGTATGTGTCCACATCAGTGTGAGTTTCTTCCGATTTGCGAGGCAAAGGGACTTATACCTGAAAATCTCTATAGCAAAAGAACAATACAGGATTATGACATATTTTAGGAGGTGAGTCATGAAAAGACCTGCCATCTCAGAAAAAGGACCAATATGGTGGGGAAGACATATTCCCCGCTGTTTAATCTGGATTGGAGGGTATATTAAAAGACAGTAGAAAAGAAAGAGTTTCTTAAAAAGCTCTATAAGGAGTAGGAACAATGAAAGTTAAGTCTGAAATTATAAAGCAAAAAATGAAAGAGTTAGGATATTCATACGGGTCTTTTACTAAAGTGCTTAATGCTAAACCGTATGAAATATATGAAGCAATCACAGATATAAACACTAAAGCTGAATTATTAAGACTGGAATATATCTGCCATAAACTTGGACTGGACATAAATGATGTAATAGAACCAAAAATAAAAGAAAGTGAAAGGCATGACCCTGCACTTATTGAGGAGATATTCAGTAAACCACCAGTTAAACTTGATGTTATAGAGCAGAGAATGAAACAGTTAGGTTACACATACAAATATCTTGGCAACTTGTTTTATGTTACTGGTTCAAGAGTGAAAGAAATAATTAAAAATGGACATAGAAAACTGCTAAAGTTAGAGCGTATCTGCCAAATACTTGAGCTTGACATAACTGATGTAGTAGAAAAGGAGTATTTACAAAGACCAACGGACGAGCTGATATATGACCCAAAAAAAGAGCCACAACAGACAATTGATATCTTTTTAATCAAGGAAATAACAAAAAATGCCTACATTATTAACTTCAGTAAAACAACCAAAACTGGAACAATGGAAAAATGGGCGTATGTCTATATAACCTGTGGAAATGGTCTTGATATTAAATATAAAGAATTTGACACAAAAAAAGAAGCAGAAGAGGCTCTTCTTGAAATACTCAAAATTCATGAAGAATGGGCTGAAGCTCCCAAAAAGACTATAGGACAACTTGAGGACCTTTTCTCTGAACCTAACCTTGAAGACCTCTTCTCTGAACCTAACAAAGAATCTCGTTCAGAGGGAATTATTAAGAAATACTTAGAACTCTATGAAAAAGTAAAGGAATTTCTCATAGAACTTGGTGTTTATGGTGTTCATACAGAATCCGTAAAGGAATTTAATTAAATAACACTAAGGAGGAGGCCATGAAAACCTATACAATGTCCACAGAGGACAGAAGGAAAGGCTATTGCTTTTTAATCTATGGTGAACCGGGCACAGGTAAGACAGTTTCACTTGCTACTTTACCAGAACCAATACTAATCATAGTAACTGAACCACGAGACCCAAGAGTAACAATATCATCAGTGTATCCAGATAAGGACATTACATTTGTTGAGCCAGAGGATTTTGATGAGTATATTGAACTGCTGTCACAACTAAAACAGCAATGTGAACAGAACTCCATAAAGTATAAGTCTGTTGCAATTGACTCGCTAAGCTTTGCACAATCAAAGCTGAAAATTGACATGGAAGATGCAAGGTTTGAGAAGTCAACATCAAAAAAGTTAAGAGAAGACCTGCTTGTTGACAGGTTCAAGATGGAAATGGGAGACTGGGGTGGTATATCAAGTGCGATGAAGAGAATTATATGGCTTTTCAACCAGCTCTCAAAGTATGGAATTATAGCTGTTGCAACTGCAACTCTGACAGAGAATCCTTCATGGAATAGAGCACTTGTAGCTGCACCATACTTGATAGGTCGTGAACTTCCCTCAATTATCAACGCCTATTTTGATTTTATAGGTCTTGTTGAGAAGGGTTCACCAAATCCATATCCACCAACCATATCTTTTGACAGTCCCGATGGCTCTTTTCTTGCAAAATACTGTGATAGAAGGCTTGCTGGAAAAGGGACTCTTAACTTCTCAAAAATAATGTCTGTTTTGGAAAAATAACATGAAAGCTAGAAAGCATAGGTGTCCAGAATGCAAACATGCAAAAGTAAGAATGTCCATAAGTCTTGAGACAGGTGAGATAGTTCCCAGAATGGCTTACTGTGAACACCTGCTGTGGAAGAATACTGTATCTCCTGCTGTTCCAAGGCGCTTCAGATGCAATGAATTTGAACCCGAAGATGAATATACTCTTACAGAGGTCCTGATTCAGATACTCTCTCAGGTCAAGAACAGATACGGCATTGAAGCTGTTAAATTGCTTCTCAATCACAGGACTCCTTTGGAGTCTAAGAAATCGGGGTAAGTCCTTCTTAGGAGTTCCTAAGAGGATGAAATCCTCTTAGTAGGGGTTCCTAAGGGGACTTTGTCCCCTTAGCAGGAGGAGGCTATGCCTATCAAACCAATCTATTCCTTGCAGTTTGATGTTCCTGATGAAGGAACCTACCTGATGCAGGTAGAAAATGTTGAATTTAATTCAAGTGACAGAGGACTATCGTGCTCAATCAGGAGTGTAATAATTGATGCTGTTGAAAATCAGCAGTGTATTGGCATGAAGGTTTTTGACAATTTCCCGCTCTGGACTGAACTTGGACGAGGGAGGCTTCTGGGATTCCTGATTAAGGCAACTGGTCTGAAAGAGAAAGAGTATCCAGACGACTTCTTTTCTGCAGTAAAGGTCCAGCAGGATATCATGAAGAAGGCTACAGGAGCTAAATTCGGTGGAGTAATCAGACACTCAAAAGGCGAGAAAGGAATATTTGCCAACATCAAGGAATACCTGAGCTCCATTGAATATCATGAAAAATTTGGAGACATTGGAACTGCAACTTCAACTGTAACTGCAAGTAAGGATGAGGACTCTGCATGGTAATAAGGGGGTTGACACCCCCTTATCAACCCCCAAAAAAAGGGTTGTTAAGGAGGTGAAACCCCTTAAAAGGGAGTGTAACTTAAATGGAACCTGTAATAGTGATTGACACAAGGGAACAGAATCCATACAAGTTCAAGGGAAGGCTTACAGTAAGAAAAACCCTTAAAGCTGGAGACTATTCAATTTCTGGATTTGAACAGGAAATAGCAATTGAAAGAAAAAGCTGTCTTGATTTTCTGTTTTCAATTACAAGGGAAAGGGAAAGATTTAAACAGGAACTTAGCAGACTGAAGGAATTTAAAAGAGCATTTATAGTTGTAGAGGCAGGAGTTAAAGACCTGATTAATGTGGTAAGACCAGCAAGAGGTAAGAAACTTGAGGGATATACAAAGCCTATTACTGAAGTAAAGGTCAGAGTTGACCCTAAAGCAGTTATCAATTCAATTATATCTATAATGCTCAGATATGGTGTGATATTTTACTTTGCAGAAAACAGGACTGATGCAGAAAATTTTGTCACTGGAGTTCTGGATAAATATTACCTACTTAAAAGAAAGGGTGAGGTATGAAGTTTCAGGAAGTTAAAAATGTATTCACCAAATATCTTTACATAGAAGAACCTGATTACCTTGAAGTGATATTTTCAGCAGTGTTATCCAACAGACTTGACTTAGACCCTGTGTGGCTACTTGTAATTGGTGATGCTTCAGTTGGAAAAAGTGAGGTTATAGGTGCAATTGAGAACTGGGATGGAGTTGTCCCAGTTGGAGTTATGACTGCTAATGCCCTGATAAGCGGTCATAAACAGGGTGAGAACCTGCTCAAGAGGCTTGATGGCAGGGTTATGACCATAAGGGATGCCTCAACATTTGCAACAATTGACCCGAAACACAGGTCTCATATATTTAGCCAGTTAAGGGCAGCCTTTGATGGTTCATTTGAAAAAGCCACTGGTATGGGACACCAGAGAGTAAAATCCAGATTTGGGATAATTGCAGCAGGAACTCCAATTATTGAGAAGATGCGTTCTTTTGAGTCTGCTCTTGGTGAAAGGTTTATATACTATAGACCAAAGATAGTTCTGTATGATGGAATATGGGAGAAGATTCGTTCAGTATCTGAGTTTTCAGTGGCCAGAAAAGAAATGGCAGAGGTTACTGTTGAATATCTGCGTCATACCTCTGAGAGAATCAGCAAGGATATTTATGTTCCATACAATTGTGAATATCTCGCTGAGTGTCTTGTAAGACTCAGGGCAACTGTATCAAGAGATGGCTATACAAGGGATATAGACTTCCCTGCTGAAGTCTTTGAAGCACCAGCAAGGGTGTATAAACAGTTGTGTGCCTTATATACTGCACTGCTTTATGTAACTGACGGAGATGAGGATTTTTCAATGTTCGTAATCAAGAGGATTGTCTCAGATACTACTCCATATGAAAGGCTCAAGGTTATAAAGGCTATTAATTCAGGTATAAGAAACTTCACTGGACTTCTGAATGCTGTAAAAGTATCAAGAAGGACTCTGGCAAGTATCCTTGAAGATATGACACAGCTCGGGATACTGGTTAAGGAAGATGAAAGAACCTATTCTCTGGATGAGAAACTGAGGGATGTATTTGTAATCAGACCAATATACAGGATTTAGCCATGTTTGGTTTACTAAAATTGGTCAAGGTAAATAAAATCAAGGACTTATGGTCTGTTATGTTAAGATTTCCGTAGAGTATAAGAAAAAAGAATATGATTATATGAATATGATTATATTTATAACAATAAAATCAATAATTTACATTAAATTTTGTAGAGCTTTTGTAGAGAAAAATTGTTTTTATTACCATATCCCTAATATAGTAAACTCTACAAAAATTTCAACGAAAATAGCAATAACACATTGTATTTAAAACTAAAAATGGCAGAAATTATAAACCAGGTTTACTAAAATAGGTCAAAGGAGGTCATTATGAAGTTATCTGAATGGGCAAAGTTAATGGGAATAAGCCGATACAGGGCATGGCAACTCTTTAAAGAAGGTAAGATACCAGATGCAAAGCAGTTGCCAAATGGAAGAATCATAGTCTTTGAAAAGAACGGCAAAGTTAAACCAGAGAACTCAGTAGCTATCTACGCATGGGCTTCATGGGTTGAACCAGACTCTGAACTTGACGCACAGGTGAAGAATCTCAAAGAATATGCATTGGAAAAAGGCTACAAAATAAAAAGGGTGGTAAAGGAGGTATCTGGAACAAGAGAAGGCAAGCCCAGACTGGCTGAACTCCTTAGACGCAGAAATTACTCAATTCTGCTTATTGAAGAAGACAGACTTATAAAATCCGAACTTGACTTAGTTGAGGCTATGTGCAGGGAACATAACAAAACCCTTGAACTCGTAAAACCTGACTTTTCAGTAGCAGGATAGTTATGCCAATTAAACCAGTATATTCATTATACGAAACAGAAACAGTCATGGCAATAGTTGACTACAGGGATAATTACCTGACAGTCTGGTTTAGTGGCTTTAACAGGAGAATATACGAATTAATGAAAAACATAGGAATATATAACAAAGACAGAAAACTATGGTATGTTATGTATCCTGATGAGATTTCAAAGCAAAAAAAAATCAGTCAGCTTAAAGAGATACTTAAGAATGCCAGACTTGTTGTTGAAATGAAAGACAACAAATTTCATGGAGCAATAGAAAATGAGGTCACCACTTAACTGGTATGGAGGAAAATTTTACATAGCAGACCTGATATGTAAACTTATGCCAGAGCATGTCTGCTATGTGGAAGTTTTCGGTGGTGCTGGTCATGTCTTGTTTAAAAAGCCAGAATCCAGAGTTGAGATTTATAATGACATACACGATGGACTTGTTACATTATTCAGGGTTATGAGAGACTATCCTGAGGAATTGTGGAGAAGGTTAAGCTTAACCCTTTACTCAAGGTCAGAATTCAAGGTAATGAAAGAAAAATACAGGACACAGAGCTTTAAAGATGAGATAGAAAAAGCTATAGCAGTGTTTTATCTTGTAAGAAGTTCAGTTAATGGCAAAATGTGCAATTTTTCAACACACATAAAGGATATTCATGTCAATAAACCAACAACATACTTCAGGATGGTTGACCTGATACCAGAAGTTGCTAAAAGGTTGAGAAATGTAGTTATTGAAAACCTTGACTTCCGTGATTTAATTAAAAAGTATGATTCAAAGAATACTCTATTCTATCTTGACCCACCTTATGTGTTAAGTTCAAGGCGGGATAAATCAAAAGCATATGAACATGAAATGACATATGAAGACCATATTGACCTGATTGGAATACTTAAAAATGCTAAAGGTAAATGGATTTTATCAGGTTATCATAATGAACTGTATGACAGGGAATTATCAAATTTCTATTGTAAAGAGATAAAAATTACAATCAAATCTACCACTCAAAGTAAACCGAGAGAACACGCAACGGAAGTTCTGTGGTTCAACTATGAGCCACCTGAACAGATACCCCTCTTTGAGGGTATTAGAGAAATAACAATTGAGGAGGAAGAAAATGAGACTGAAGACTGATTTGGATTACACAAGTATTGATGAGTCAATGTTTCCTTACCTTGAACTGTTACATGCAATATTGACAAAGTATAACGATGGTTTTCCATGTGAAGGTTGTAAGTTAAGGGATTACTGTGCTGATACTGGCAGAGAATGTATGGATTTTAAAAGATTTACAAACAGGAGGGTAATATGAAACTGAAATATGCTTATCTATGTCCAGATTGTGAAGAAATATTTGATGCTTTTAATGTAAAGGAACCAATAAGGTGTCCATCATGCACAAATTCGGAGGTTATTCCGTTGACTAAGTTCATACCTTCTTTAGAAGGTATAAAACAAGAACAGGAGGTATCAAATGAAAAAAGTAATTGAAGGAAGAAACAAGAACAGGAGGTATCAAATGAAAAAAGTAATTGAAGGAAGATACTATAACATCAATGGATTTGCAATAGCTATTGTAGCAGTAATAACTGAAGGAGTTGATTGGTCTGCCTACATAGGAGCTACACCATCATTATTTAAAGAATATGAGACAATTGAATCTGTGGCAAATTATGGAGCTAAACTTATAGAGGAAGATGCAAGGTTTTACTTCCCAGATATAGAATTACCATACAGGAGGTAAGACATGGAACTGATTGATATTAACTGTGTTAACATTAAAAAACTTTTACATCATGCCCGTATTAGAGGATACTTACATACCTGTAGCTCCTGTGGAGAGCATACTCTAATCAGGACATCTATTCCCAGCTTCTCAAGTCCAGATGGAGTAATACCTGTGGAAAAGTGTTTCAATCCTGATTGTTTAACTTTCAAACCCTCATACTACTGGGATGCTGAAGTATGCAGGATTTGTGGAGTGCCAAATTTATTCTGTGTATGTTAGTATGTTCAAAATACTATACTGACCCCCATATAGACTGGACACGCCAAAGGTGTAAAGGAAGCTGGATACACGATTAAGGATGCCTGTAGTGCCTTAGGGATATTGAGGAGCGGTTATTATTCAGCTTAAAAAAGAAGCTAAAAGAAATTTTCTGTAAAGAGGAGACAAGATATGAAAACAGTTAGAGACATAATAATTGACTACCTGAAATCCAACGGATGTGACGGGTTATGCTATCCAAATTTCTACTGCGGATGTGGTATTGAAGATATACTTAATGATGAGTGCCCATACGATGACCCATGGCATTGCGTTCCAGCTAAGAAGGTAGTTGTAACAGAGAAAATGATTAACAATAACAAATACCTTCAGGAAGCAGGTATAGAAGCTGGAGCAGTTCTTTATATTCCAGCAAAAATTCCATTTCAAGGAGGTAAATGATGTCAAATAAAGTCTCTGTCTTTTATCTTTCATTCTTTGACATACACCTTTACAAAAACATGGATGATAAGTATCTGTGCTTGGCAATAGGAAAGTTGAAATGTAAACTGCTTTATATTGGAAATAGAGATGTATGGGATGTAGCTCCATTTAGATGGTTCAAAAGGAGGTAAATAATGTCAAAGTGTCCAGCATTCAATCAGGCCTGTGAACTTTACAAGCTTGGTATTATATCTGGTAGAGCAAAAGCATACATGGAAATGTATGACTATTTTGAAGGACTTAAAAATGATAGAATTATTCCTGAACGAATATGGAGCAGGATTAAAAAAGAGCTAAAAAGCAGAATAGCTGATGAAGTTGAAAGGTATCAGGTCATGTGGCTTGAGATTGAAACAGGAATAAGGAATCTGGATTGAAGATAGAATGAGTTTAAATGGTTAAGTAGCAATGTCAAATAAGTTCAAAATTAAAAGTGACAAATTATTTAAATGAGTTAATACTCTCAAGTCTAAATGAGTTTATGTATGGGAGTGACATATAACCCGAATGAACAGTTTAGATGAAGGAATAACCAGAACAGAAAATGAGATTGAGGAAGATAGCAACAAAACTAACAAATGAATTACCATAGACAAGTAACATGAGTTGGAGCGGGGAAGCAATATATTATTCAAATGAGTTATCAAAAATGAGTATCATAGCAGCCAAATGAGTTATCATGAATGAGCAACATTTCAACCGAATGAGTTTGGAAAGGAGAGTAACAATATCTCTGAATGAACCTTACATACTACAGGAGGTGAACTATGACATGTCCATATCTTGAAAAAATCATCATCTCAGGTGATATTGAACCAAGGAAATACTGTCTCTACTTCCAGTTTGAACCTGACGAGGAGATTGATTGTAAAGACTGTTATGTCAAAAATACCATACTTGAACAAGATGAGTTTCAGAATTAAGAAGACTTTAAGGGGACTTTGTCCCTTTAATAACCCCTAAAAGGAGGAGGCTATGCAATCAATAGCACTAAGAGCACTATATGACACCCTTGAAGGTGTCCAGAAACTCAGGATTTCAGCAGAAAACAGGTTAAGGGCAATAACCCAGCAGTATGATGAGGGTCATCCTGAAAGGGTTATAGCAATTCAGCATGTCAAAGACATTGAGAAATTTGAAAATTATGTCTCATCGGAAGCGGAAAAACTGCTCAGGGAAAACCAGATTTACAAAGAGTTCTTATCAAAGATAAACGGGATTGCTGTAAGAACATCACTAAGACTACTGGCTCTTGGACTTGACATAAACAGGGAACTTTCAGACTGGTATGCCTATTTTGGAATAGTCCCAATATACTGGGCATGCGAGTGTGAGCATGGCCATAAAATCCTGCTTCCTTCAAATCCATTTACAACTGGTGCAACCTGCATAATGAGAGTAAAAGATAAAGAAACTGAGGATACTGTAGAGGATATTAATGGAGAGGTCACTAAGGTGAAAAGGGTGACAATGAAAAAATGTGGCGGTAGAATTATCAAAGCAGAAGAGAAACCACCAAGGAGAATAGATGGATATTTTTCCTTCTGGAACAAAAGAGCAAAGAAGACTTACTATATAATCACTGATTACTGGGTCAAGAATCCTGATAAGAGCTTTTATGGTAGAATATTTAAGCAGGAGAGAGAAAAGCTGATGCAGAGACCTAATGCTGAAGGAGTGTATTACAAGATAGTTGATAAAGATGGCAAGTTAGTTAAAGTGCCTTCAAGAAAAGCTACATTAAGTGCAAGGAGAAAGGCCTTCAAGATATTCCTTGCTCACCTGTATCAGGCATGGAGGGAGATACTGGGTATGGGATACAGGATGCCCTATGCCTTTGAATTTCTTGGGCATGATGATTTCGTGGACTGGAAAACTGTCATTGGAATAGAAGCACAGTTAAGGGCTAAGAAGGTAGCATAGAGTCAGGATTTAAACGAGTTGGCATACCAAAGTAACCAAAAAGGGAAATGAGTTGTCGTCAATGAGCAACATGCCAATTGAATGAGTTATTGGTGACAAGCAACATTCGGTGCAAATGAGTTACTAAGTTCGTAGTAACACAGGAATTGAATGAGTTATGGTTTGCAAGTAACATGACGCCAGAATGAATTAAAAGCTATAAGTGACAGGCTTACCAAATGAGTTAGTTAAGACGAGCAATAATGAGGATGAATGAGTTAGGAATTCAAAGTAATAGAGTGTCTGAATGAGTTGAGAAAGGAAAGTAATACACCTGCTTAATGAGTTAGAGTTTGCGAGTAACAGAGAGTGAGAATAAGTTATCTCTGTCAAGTGACAAAATGAAAAATGAGTTGGACCAATTAAGTGACGGATAAGGTAAATGAGTTATATGGGTTAAGTAACATTTTATGGAAATGAGTTTGAATGAGTTAATGCTATGAGTTATGGAACATGACCGAGAAATGAGTTAAATAGTATAAGCAACGCCACTATTGAATGAGTTATTAAAGAAGAGTAACATACTTTCAGAATGAATTAAAAGCTGTGGGTAGCAGGCTTACCAAATGAGTCAGGAATTCAAGGTAACAGAGCGCCTGAATGAGTTAGTGATTAGAAGTAACATGATGACTTAAAATGAGTTAAGAAACTGTAAATAACAGAGGGTGAGAATGAGTTATTTCTGTCAGGTAACAAGTTGTTAAGTAACAAAAGAATGAGCCATAGATTATAAGCAACATGAGTTGCGAGTAAATTAAACTGAAAGGAGGACAATATGCGTTATATAGTATATGACATTTTAATTGTCCTGTTTATCCTTGCAGTAACATTTTTCTTTGGTTTCCATACTGGTAAGCTCTATCAGAAACAGCACTTCACAAAGGAACTCTGGAAGGAATGTGTATCACTGAAAAACTCTCATACATCAGCTGTAAGAATAGGGGACATCTGGCTCTCTTATCAGGGAGCTATACCAAAAAATGAATGTGGAAAGCTTTTTATGCAGGATTTCTGCGTGATAGAGGAATTTAAATAGGAGGTTAAAATGACAATAGCAGTAACATCCATAGGCTCATTATTTTTAATTGGAGAGTTAAAAGACAGTAAACTGGTAAAGCCATGTGTTGTATTCTTTGACATGCCAAGAGGCTTGATGACATTCATTGAATTTGGGACAATAATAGGTGATGTTGACTTGAGTAATTACCCGTATATTATACTTAGTGATGAATGTGAACTGGCAAGAGGGTTCAGACAGCACAGAACTGGTCTGGTAATAGCAGGTGGATTTGGTAATGCTTGAGATAAGTTTAGAACCTCAAGTAACATTTGCCCTGAATGAGTTATTGGGTTTGAGCAACATACTCTATGAATGAGTTAGCAAGTTTGAGCAACATGTCAAGTAAATGAGTTATCGCGAGTGAGCAACAGAAGTTTCAAATGAATTGTTAATGGTAAGTAACAAAAAATGGAAATGCAAAAACATATTTTGCAGATAAGTTGTGGAGTATAAGTAACATGTCGTGTAAATGAGTTACTGTTAAAAATCAACAAACAACATAAAAAAATGAGTTAGAACAGAAAAGCAATAGGAAGAAAAATGTCTAAAACCATAACCCTACCACTTAGGTATAAAGCTAATTTGACAGCACGATTTGATACTAAGCGTGCTGTATTTAAGAAGCCAGACCATGTTGTTGATACTGAACATGTAGCTATTAATGTCCCATGCCAGCTATGTATTGACTACAAAAGTAACTGCGAAATATGTCCATTTTACAGTTTCAATTATGACTATATAGCATGTAAGTCGTTTATGCGTTCATTACTTGGCACAAGTAAATTGCCATTTAGAGCTATTATAGACAGGGTTTTCTGGCTTCCAGAGGATAATGATATTGCAGTAAGTGCAATTAATAAACTGGTTCAGCAAGCCAGTAAGTATATAGTTTGGAGGTGAAAGTAACGCCATTGTGGAATGAGTTACTTACATCAAGTAACAAAGATGATGAATGAGTTATCCGAACAGAGTAACACCTTTTAAGAATGAGTTAAGCAATTGAAGTAACATCGGCTTTAAATGAGTTAAGAAATTTAAGCAACATCTGATTTGAATGAGTTATTGAACCAAAGTAACATTTAGGATGAATGAGTTGCAGTCGCCGAGCAGCATTAGTTACGAATGAGTTATGGGGACAAAGCAACAAACACCCAAAATGAAAGGGCTTACCTCAGGGTAAGCCCTTTGAAAGGGGGAGGTGGTGAGGAGGAGGCTATCTCCTGACTATATTATATACTACATACCCAAGAAATCCAATAGCCAAGACTATTGGTAATATAGACCCTGCCTGACCATATCCTGCCATCTCAGAAGCCATTTCTTCAGGTATTTCAGAAGGTATTTCTTCAGGTATTTCAGAAGGTATTTCTTCAGGCATCTCAGAAGGTATCTCTGGTATCTCTTCCCTAATTACTTCAGGTCTTTCCATAAGCTCTGGTGGCATTTCAGGTGCCTGAGGTATTTCTTCCCTTACATAAGCTGGTCTTTCTATAAATTCAGGTCTTTTATACAATTCCCCTCTCACAATCATTCCTGCTGGCTTTTTAGGAGCATACTCTACATACCTTTCTTTTGGAGGCATCATCTCTGGCATTTCCTCTGGAATTTCAACTGCTGGCACTTCAGGAACTTTAGGAACTACAGTTGGAATTGGTTTCACTGGTGATTTAGGTGGTCTTTCTACATGCAATGCTGCTTTAGGTTGTGGTGTTACAGGTATTTTCTTTGTAACAGGTGTTGTAGGTATTTTTTTAGTAACGGGCGGAGGTGTTACAGGTGGTCTTGAAGTAAGCTTTTTCAATTTTCTTCTTTCCCTTTTCTTGGCTCTTTTAGCCGCAACTATACTTGCTACCACTCCACCAGGGACACCAGCGGCCACCACTGCCGCAGCTGGAAGTGCTACAGGTGCTACAACTTTCCTGACAAATTTTCTAACTGATTTCGGTGTTGCCCTTTTAATAGCTTTAAATGGCTTGAATTTAAGTCCGTAGCCTTCAATTCCTTCTAAACCTTCCAATACTATCATAGTATCCTCCTTTATTTTTTAAATTCTCCAGCAAGCCTTTTGATTGTCTCATATACACTTGCTGGAACCTGAATTCTCTTGCCTTCTATTACTATCTCACCAGCCTTTACCCCAGACTCAGCCTCACGCCTTCCATATAGATAGCCAAAGTAAAAGGCACTTACTGCTGCAATAAGTATATGAAACCAGTTTCTATTGTCCATGTTTAAGTTCCCTGATAATTTTGACAAGTTCTTTAGCCCTGTTTCCAGTTTGTTTATACCATAAAGAATTCTCCATTTCCTGTGCAGCTCTTTCCCAGTCTCTATTCTTAAGAGCTTCAAGAAACTTCTTAAACTTAAGAACTCCACCAAAACCCATATTAAATGTCATATCAACAAGGACTTCCTGAGCCTGTTCAGGTAACATTGTAAAAAAGTCAAGACCATTAAGTAGTATCTCAATGGTTTCATTGACATCATTATTAAGTAACATTTCAGCTTCATCAACACTTATACCCTTAACCTCAAGGTTCCTGCCATAGCCTATTGTCAGATACCCAGCAGGACACCTGTAAGGATACTTCCTGTATCCCTCAAACCTTCTTAACCTTTCTTTGACTCTCTCAATATCCAAATTTACTTATCCTTAAGCTCGCTTATATACTTATTTATTGACCTTATGGCAATAAGTCCACTTAATAGACTTGCTATTATTCCTATCCATGCCCACATCTTTGTGCTTTCAAGTTCTTTTATCTTTTCAGCTATCTTTGAAATCTGCCCATACTCACTCATTTGCATACCTCCTTAACAGTTATAATCCAGACCCTTAACTTTTCAGTATCCTCAACAGTCATTGCCTTACACTTATGTTCTTTACCATTAACAACACAGCTGAACTCATTACTCCATCCATACTCAAGTGTTAGGTCTGGTAATCTTCCAGTCTGCCTTTTTATTAAGCACCCTGAAACCAGTATCACCAGAACTAACCCTGTGATAAATGTTTTCAATAACCCTGTCAAAATACTCACAGGCAAACTTTTTGCCATCTGCATAACCCTTCCTGTATCCATATAGCTTTGCAAGCCATAGGGATACTAAATACACAGCCAGAATTAGAATAATCAGCCAGAATGTCATTTCTTGAGACTGCTTACAGCATCAACTGCACCCTGACCTATTATGTAGGCTATTACAACTTCAACAACATTCTTTATGGCCTCAGAGGGAAGATTAAGTCCAATACCATCATTAAGTATCACCAGAAGGCCTGTTACAGCAGCCATCCAGAATTTTCTTGACTTAAGCTTATCTGTCATCTTTCTTTACCTCCTTTTTAGATTTGGTTTTATCATTAGGCGATTTGTGATTATCACATTCAACCTCTGTCCAGGGACATTTATCAGAAACTAAAGAAAAAGGGCAGCTTCCACTAATGTTGACCTTCTCTGAAAACCATGGACATTCCTTCATATTAATCCTCCTTTTTTCTTCTTCTTTCAGTCTTACCATCCCAGGGCTCATAATAAATCCTTATATCATTTATTATATCAAAAATCTTGTCAATTTTCTCACATATCATGTCAAATCTCTTTTCAAACTGGTTGAACTCCTGTCTTGTAACAGCAGAATTCTCCAGCTTTGTTATACGATTATTAAGTATAACAATAGCTGTGCTGAGTCCTGCTACTATTATTGAGCCTATACCGAGTATTAAGTCCATTAGACCTACTTTACATATTTCTGAATTATGTAATCTTCAAGAGTTTTAATTGTTATACCAGTTGTAAGTAGATTGTCATAGTCATTTCCATATATATTGACTGTCTGATAACCTACCTGATTGCCATCCTTAAGGAGTTTTACAACTACATTAATCAGCCTGAGTTTATCCCTTACATTAAATGAATCAACTTTGAACTCATTAAATTCTGGAGAGACATAATTACCAACTTGCATTCTAACAGGATGGTCAAATGTAGCTGGATAAACAGTTGAACTTAGTAAGAATATGCATATTACAGCAATAATAAACTTTTTCATGATACACCTCATTTAAAATTTATACCAGTTTGAAATACCATCAGATATTATTGTAGCAGACTGATATTGTAATGTAAGTTGTATAAAACTTGAGCCATCAATTTTATCAGTTCCTTGAGTGGATATTGTGCATGCATTCGGACTACTGTCAATCTTTTTTATCTTATACTCACGACCTTTTGCAGTATTAGCAAGAGGCAGTGTGATTGTTATTGCTCCATACTGGGCATTACATAAAACTACATTATAGGTTTCATCAAGAGTAATACTTCCTGTAACAATGTCAACTTTATGTCCAAATGAACCATAGGGAGTAAAAGTATTTGAAAGATAATCAGTAATATCTGGCGGCGGATTATCTTCTGTAATACCTAACAGAGTATTACCAATATTAAGTTTATGATTTACGTCTGAATCAAAATTAGCATTATAACCTATTGCTATTGAATTACTTGCAGAATATAAAGGCCATTTGGATAATGCCCTATGTCCGATTGCTACATTGTAATGATTCTCTTGCCCTGATACATTAAAAGAAGATATACCTACTGCTACATTATAATGCCCACCTCCATATTCATTAGAACCCCTTCCTATATATACTGACTCTATTCCATTTATTGCTCCTACTGATACATCATCAC